CAGCGTGCGCTCGTTGTAGCCGATGTCCAGCGTCACCAGCCCTTTCAGCGGCTCCGTGGATTGCACGGTGAAGTTCGCTCGGCCGGGGCTGGTGGCGTCCAGACGAACGTCTTCCTTGATCAGGGCGATCGGCACGCCATTGATGGCCAGCTTCTTGTGCAGCTTCACTTCTGCTCACTCCCGCCCAGCCATTTATCCACACGTCCCAGCACCTTTTCGAATCCGCTCAGTGCAGGGCTGTCGGCGCTTGCAGATCCGTCGCCGGCACCGCCATCACCGATCGGACTTCCCGGGGCGCCTTGGGCGCTGACCTTGTTGCCGGCACGCCGCTCTTCGACTTTTTCCGGGTTCGATTCACGCTCGCTCAGCGTGAACTGCACAAGCCAGGCTTTCAGGGTGTCCGCTTCCCGGGCGCTGACGCCGTCGGAAAACTCGACCTGCCGCACGCCGAAAGCCTCGGCCGTGTCGTTGACGATCCGGTACAGGTGCAACTGCCCACCGCTGGCCGTGGTCTCGGCCATGCGCAGCAGGTCCGTCAGCTGGGTTTTATCCACAAAGGGAATCATCAGCGACACGGTCAGCGTCTTGGGCTTGAATCCCTTATGTGCCTTGTCGGTGTTGCTGGTCTGGCCGGACATATCGCCGCTTTCGATTCGCAGGTTGGCGGTGACCTTGAGGTTCTTCCCCTGGACTTTTTGCCCATCAAGCAACAGCGTCATAGGCCTACCAACTCCTGTACGAAACTCAGCCCCTCTTTGCTGCCGACCAGCAACAGGCCGGCGCACTGCACCCATTCGTGGCCCGGGGCATCGCCGGCCAGCAGCTCGCGGCGCAATTCGCTGGCATTGCCTGGACCGATCAGGCGCGCCCGCATGCTGACGTCAGGGCTTCCCCCAGCCAGCAGCGCTTTCAGGGCGTCCAGCTGTTGGTCGCGGCCGTGCTGTTGAGCGCCTTTGCGAGCAGCTAACGCGGCCAGGTCGCCCAGCGGCGAACTGTCGGCGGCGTACCCCTCCAGCACTGCGAGTTGGCCAGCCATGGATTGCTTTGCAGCCTTGACCACCGTGCAGCGTTCCAGCGGCAGGCCTTGCCAGCGTGGCAGTGGCCCGGCGGCGGGGATCTCCCACTTTTCGCTGTCCAGTTTCATCAGGTGCTGTGCCCGGCGTTGAGTGCGGACCAGGTCGGGGATCGGCAGCAGTGCATTGAACCGCGATAGAGCGCTGGCCAGCTGTTCCAGACGCGTGCCCAGGAACAGAATCGACAAGGCGTATTGCGGTCCGGCCGGGCGCCCCGAGTCGGTGGCGTCCTCCAGCTTTGTTGCCAGGTGCTCGAGCGCGTTGGGCGCGGACAGAAAACGCTGATAACCCTTTCCCTGGCCAATGCCGCTTTGAAATGGCGTCACCACCAGACACGCCGGCGCTTGGCCCAGTTGTTCGGCCAAGGCCTCCCGACCCGCTGCGATCGCGCCTTTTGCCGCATCACCGACCGGCCCCGGGTTGGTGCTAGCCAGGCCATTCCACCCGGCCAGACGTTGGGCGGTGCTGGCCAACTCGCCGCCGGCCAGATCCTTGGCGGCGGACAGTGCGCCCATCCATTGCGTGGCTTGCTCCGGCCAGCGCATCGTCACCGGTGCCCAGGTCATGCTGGCGGCGTCCAGTTAATCGCGTCCATCGCCTTGCTGTCTTGTTCGTTGAAGGCCTTGGCCAGCGCCTGGCGCAGGGTTTCAGCGCGCAGTTGGGCGGCTTGTTTGAAATGGAACAAGTCTTGGCCGACGTCGCGCAGTTGGTCGGGGGTGTGGGTCCTGAACGCCTTGTGCTGCTCCAGGTCCGTGCAGGCGATATCGGCGGCCAGTCCGGAGAGAATGGAACCGGTCAAATTGATTTGATCGACCAGTTCACTGTCATAGCGAAACGGCCAGCCCAGCGCCTGGGAGAAGAAGCCAGATTCGGTGTACTGGGCGCATGCCTCGCTGATTTCCCGTTGTTTCTGCTCGTGCAGCGCTGCCAATATCGCGGCGGTGTCGTCGGTCCAGTGGTCTTCTTTCCAGACCTGGTGCGGCTGTGGCTGCTTGAGGGTGTAACCGCTGGGCATTGGGGCGAAGCCGTCGAGCGTCAGCGGCTCGCCGGTCTTAATGTTGTACGCGGTCACGCCCTGGAAAAAGTCCAGAAGTTGCCACGTTCCATCAATCCAGCATGCCGCCTTGTGTTCAGGCTCTTCCGGTGGCGGGATTTCCACGCAGCCGGCCGGAATCAGAAAAACGTCGGGTTCCAGTTGGCAGGCCTCGGCCTCGGTCGTGCCGACGTAGCGGCCAAAGGAATTGGTTTGATAGACGATTTTTCGGTTCATACAGGCGCTCAATATTTGATGCAGACGAGAAATGCCACGTTGTCCGGACGGGACTCATTGCCCCCGTCTGCAGCGACCGTGACACCGTGTACGTGGTGGCCGTCGGCGTAGATGTTCAGACCGTGGGTGTGGGCGCCGTCACCATTAATGCCAATGGCGTGGCTGTGGGCGTTGTAGTTGCTGGCGAAGGGGCGCCAGAAGGCGCCGCCGGAGCTGGACCCCATCACCGATCCGGCGAGGTTGCCGCCGACGTTGACGCCTTGATTACCCATCAGGATTTCGGTACTTCCTCCACCGCCTGCCTCTGCCCAGGCCGAGTGATTGTGCCAACCGGCGGCGTCGATATGTCCGCCGTGACCGTGGGCGCCTGCTCCGGCGGTTGACGCGGCGTGGGCGTGCGCGCGGTTTTGGTTGGCCTGGTCACTGCCCAGCGCACGGCCGGCATCCACGGTGCCGCCGTCGCTCCAGGCGCGGATGAACTTGCCGCGCATGTCACGCACGTTGAAGGTGTTCACGCCATCGCCGGCGCCGTAGCGGGTGCCGATCACCGCGAACAGCTTGGCGTAGGTGGTTCGGGAAATGGCGGCGCCGTTGCACTTTAGCCAGCCCGGTGGCGCGCTGGTCATATCGAACGCGGCGACCATCCCGGTCATCGAGTTGTCGACCAACTGTTGCAGTTTGTTCAGCGCGGCCGTGGTGGCAAGAATGTCGCTGCTGTTGGTTTTCGGGTCATCGCTCTTGGCGTTGGGCAGATTGCCCAGCTTCACGTCCTCTTTGGTAGTGCCCCGAGCGCGTAAGCCCGCGTAATCGCCATCACGCGCTGCAAAGTGCTCGATCAGTGCTCCGGCGATTGACTCAGGTTTACGTGCGTCCGAAAAGTCCGTGGGAGACGTGTAGAAGGCGATCGGCACGCAGTAATGGCGAACGCCGGCCGCGTCGGTGTAATCGGACTTTTCTCCATAGACGACTTTCCAAGTCGCTACCCGATCGTTCAACTGCCGTTCCAGGCAGACGTCGAGGGTGATTGTTCCAACGGGAATAACGCCGGTGAATGGCCAGGGCTTTGACATGAACACCCGAATGCCTTCGATGTAGGCCGTACCGGCACTCAGTTGGAACCCGTTTCCGCTCTTTACGAATGCCAGCGCGTTGCCGAAAAAGCAGGCGCGGCCGTACATCTCGCGATTGCTCAGACGCTCGCGCTCATCGATGCCGGCAAGGCGCACCGTGAAGTCATGCTGCCAGGTGCTGGCATTGATCGTCACGCCGGTCAGTTGCATGGCACCGTCGAAGGCCACCAGGAAGTTACGGGTGACGTTGTTGCCGATCTGCTGAGGTGGGATGTTCTTGCGCTTTTGTTGCAGCGGCACGTAGGACACGGCGAACAACACGCCTTCAGCATCTTCCAGACCGACCCAGTTAAAGTCCCAATCGCCAATGTCCGACCCCAGTTGGCAGCTGTACACCACCTGGTTGGGGTTCGCGAAGCCGGCGTTTTGCTCCGGAATGTCATAGACCTGAACGATCTGGCCTGCAGGTGGCTTGCTGGCTGTTCGGTCTACTGGCATCTCGGGGTTCAGGCCGGGCACGTTGGCGAAAATGAACCGAGTGATGATCAGCGGTTTTTTCTGGCTCTGTTTCAGGGCGATTTGGCTTTCGCCGGCCAAGGTAATACTGGCGCTCACGGTGCGCTCCTACAGGCTGGCAACCAGCGTTTGCTGGTCGTCGTTGAAGTCGATCAGGGCGATTTGAAGCCCCACGGGGGTGATGGTCACGAAGTCATAGCGCCGACAGGTCCGGCCGTATTGCTGGATCAGCACGCGCAGCAGCTCGGGATTCAGCGATAGCTGGGCGTTGCTGAATTTGAGCAACACCACGTCCCAATCCCGATCGGGCTGACGCTCCTCGATCTCGACGTAACCCACGCCGAGACGCTCGAAAATGCGCTTCAGGCCGGCGGTGCTGCCGGCGTCCACGGAGTTGATAAAGGCGTATTTCACCCGCAGCCGGAACAGGGATTCCGGTTCGCCCTGAAAGCGCGTGACGTCACGTTGCCAGGCCCACAGCTCAAGAATGCTCATGTGGCAGGTGTCGGGATCGATCTGCGAGTAAGGCCAGCGCAACCAGCCGCTGACGGTTTCCCACCACGCCTGTGCAGCGGCGACGAGCTTCGAAAGCTCGGTACCGCCGAGCCAGAAAGGCAGTTTGAGTTTGGTCATTGCAGATTCACCTTCACCGAGGAAAGGCGCGGGATGTCCAGACCGCTGATGATGTCCACCCCTGGGGCAAATCGAAGCGATGCGATGTCGGCAAACTGCTGGTGAAGTTCTTCCGCCAGCCGGCTGTAGCTGAAACGCGACTGGGGATAAGTCAGCGTGGGCTGATAATCACGCGGGGTGCTTTCCCGAAACGCTGCCCGGATGAACAACTCGACCTCACTTTTCAGCGTGTTGATCTGTTCCGTACTCAGGTTCGGTTGGGGCCAAAAGGACATAACCACACTCACCGGCACCTCCGGCATGACCATGGCCAGCAGGTCATCGCCGTGGCCGTGGTTGCCCTGGTCGCGGATGTGCGAATTGATTTGCTCCAGGTAAGTCGCCGCCGGCACGCCCGCGTCAAACAGCACATAGGCGTTGGCACTGCCCGGTCCACGTGGTGCGCCATGCTCAAAGTAAACGCCGTCCGGACGCACGCCGGGGAAAGCGGAAATCATGGCGCGATACACGGCGTCGGTGTGCCACTGGTTGACCGCCGAGAACTGGTTGCGCACGCGCAAACGCAGTTGCTCGTTTGGCTCAGGGTCCGCACCTGGTGATTCCAGCCAGCTGTCTTTGTTCACCACCTGGACAATGCCGGGAATCGGCACCGGCAGGATCGCGTAGTAACCCGGGGCGAGATTGAAGCCGCTGCCGGCCTCGATCGCTTCCACCGAAACGTCTCGCTGGAGTTGGCCCTGTTGAAACGTCGCCGGCGCCGTGGTGACCAGTTGATAGACATTGCCGTTGATTGCGGCCGACTGCACCACAATGCCCTTTTCCAGCTCCAGCACACCGTCCGGTACCGCCCGGGTGAACAGCAACTTACCGCGGGCTTTGGTGGCGCCCTTGCGCTCGACGTTGACCGCCCACGCGAGCATGTCCAGCCAGGCGTCTACCGCCGTTTTCACAAAGAAGTTCGGCAGCACGGTCAGACACAAAAAGTCCAACAGCCACAACACCGGTTTGGTCACCAGCGCGGTCATCACCCGCCAGAACGGCGAATAGCTGCTGGTGTTGGCCACCTTGGCGCCCTGGGCTTCCACTTCCTTTTCCCACGCGGCCTTCAGCCCCGCTTCGGTGGTCGGAATGCCGGCGTCAGCGATCACCTTTTTAAAATCGACCTGACTCACAGACTTACCTCAATCGATCCGAATTTGATGGTTTTGGCAGTCACCAGGTACACACCTGGTTCCTGTTGGATGATGCGCGCCGTGCCCGGCACCAGGCGTTCGTCGTTCTCCACCAACAGTTCCAGCTGCTGGATGCAGTCGCGTTGCCGCAGGCGATCGTGCTCGGCCACCAGCACGACCAACAGTCCGCTGTCGCGGATCATGTGGGCGATGTCCTGGGCGATGCAGGCACGGTCGTCGATCAGCAGCGGCTGGTGCGACGGATCCAGCACCAGGTCGTTGCCCTGGATCAGCAAATCGACGTACTCGCTCATCCGCCCACCGCCATGGCGACCATGTTTTCCATCTCCAGCGGTGTCATCGTCTTACCGGTATGGATGTTCACGTTTTCCACGTGCGTGCCCTTGTTTTGGCTGCTGTTGTTGTTCTGGATGCTGGTCAGCAAGCCACCGGGCGGTACCGCTGAAGGGCGCGCCGGCGAAAGGCTGGGGATTGCCGCGTTGATGGTCTGCTGGGCTTTCTGCGCGGCGTTGGCGGTGTCGGCGGCGTTGGTCGCGGCATCGACGCCGGGCACGTCTGGCATACCGCCGAAACGCGCCTCGATGTTCACGCCCGGGATGCTGTTCAGCAGCTCGATCACGCCGTTAACGGCCTTGGTGAAAATGCCGACGATGCTGTCCCAAGCGGCCTTGGCCATTCCCGACCAGCCGCCCATGGAGTTGAACCAGTCGGACAGTTTCTGCAGCTTGTCGGCGACGAACTGGAACGCGGCCGTGTTCATCAGGGCCGTCGTCCATTCGTCCCAGTAGTAGACAGCCGCGACAATGACCGCGACCAGGGCGACGATCCCGACCACGATCCACACCAGCGGGTTGGCCAACAGCGCCGCGTTGACCAGCCAGATCGCGCCCTGCCACAGCAACATGGCGCCGCGAATGAGTGCCAGGCCGGCACTCAGCGTGTAGATCACGGCGACGTAAGCCAGGATTGCCAGCTTCTGCAGGATGAACACGGCGACCGTGCGCAGGCTGAACAACTGGACGACTTTCCAGACGGTCAGGATGCCCAGCCAGGTCATTCGCGCAATGCCCACCACCATGGTCAGCGCCGACATCGCGGCGACGATGCCCATGATGGCCAACGCGGTGATGCCGATCACCCGGGTGATGTTGGGAAACAGCTGGGTCCAGCGCACCAGGGTTTTGCCGATGTCCACCAT